TCATAACCAATCTGGTTTTCTGGATGGGTCACGAAGATAATTAGATGCAGCCCAAGGTTTGCTCGATATATAACGTTTGTAAGCAGTAAGAGTGTCAATGCTTGTGTCATATTTAAACTGGTCTGGACCTGCGAAGGCGTAGTCTTCAACATAATTGTAACATGTAATTGCTTTCTTAGAAAAGCGATGGAATACTTTCTTCGCTTGCCATAAAGTGTCACGACATCCGTGTTCTTTACCGTAGCGATGAGTGTACTCTGTTGATAATGCACACCCATGTTGAATCAACCATGCAGTATTGTATAAACTTTTGGCTGCCCATTGTGTACATGGATGATTGCGGAAAGCACCCTTACTTGTTTTGTAAGGAGTGCCATCCTTTTTCTTCAATAGATCATCACCCCAATCATAATACCAGTGTGAAAAAACAATAGAGAGCATTTGACATGTCTCTAGTGGCATCTTGACCACATGTTTGTCAGGTAATACCTGAGCAGACTTGCGTGGGCATGGATCTGTGACAAAGATATTCACTCTTCTGACCTCCAGTTCTTTCTCATCTTAACATAAGTATCACTTTTGGCAACAATATCTCTTACCTTCTTGAATATCCTAGCGGACTCTGCATATTTACTTGTCATATGATCTTCTTCTTGCGGCAATATTTCTTTCGTTCCTTTCTTATACTTTCTACCTGAGTTATGGTTTGCATAACGTCTTGCTCTGGTAAATCCCATCTCTAGAAATTTACGGCACATATCCATACCAATAAAATCCTTACCATCCCTATAGTCTAGGTACATGGCAAAGATTTTGTTGGATGAGATTACTGCTTCGTGAGGAGTTTTGAATCTCCAATGAGCGCATATATCGTTAGTATAAGGGCGTACCAATAAAACTCCTTGTTCCCCCCTTCCAATGCGATATAACTTCCGAGTCTCTTCATCTGAAAAATCAAGACTCTTGTAATCGAGGTCATAATCAAATTCTTTCATAATAAAATAGTAAGGTAATCAGGCTCTCTTTCTAGATCGCTTAATTGAAATTACAGATATAAGTGTTGCAGTTGCAAATACAACTACTGCTGACGCGATTAATAATGTGGGATCATATACCACGTCAGGTTGTGCTTCCCAAGTGCCTGGCAATGTGTAGACACTTGGATGAGATGCGAATAACATTAATCCTCCCATGTAAGATCTGGTTCTAGAGCTATATAGTAGGTTAAGTCGTATTCACATGACTTGAATTGTGACAAAAGTTTACGAGAGATTTTCACCTCATATGTGCCAGGCACAATCTTCATGTTCTCCACTTTGAAATGAAGTCCAAACTTCTTAGTAGTTTCTCCAACAACAATAGAGAAATCATTAGATGTATCGTTCTTGCGATCAGATACAACCATCTTAATTTCACTACCATCACCAACAACAGATAGATCTGTTAGATGATATACTGCGGCTGCTTTGAGGAGTCTGTCAAGTTGAGAACTCTTGAGTGTGAACTCAACATCTACAGAGGGAAGAGTGATAGACTTCTCTGGAGGAGAAACAATCACACTTGGGTCAGCAAAGAAATACTTAGACTTCTGTTTGCCTTCTTTAATGTTGACGAAACTTTGTCCTGTGAAGTTTAGTTCTGGATCTTGGAAAAGACCTAGAGAGTTCAAGAACTGACTAAGATCATAAACACCAAACTCTTGAGGAATGTCCTCGTCGATATTTGCTTCTGCAAGAATGTTCTTCATTACAGAAATAGTTCTCAAGGACTTACCTTGTTTGAACAGAATAGATTGATTGATAGAAGCAAAGTTCTTCAACAGATTGATAGTTCTATCGGAAAGTTTCATAGGGATCTTAGTTGCTGTCGTCATTATGTAAACCAGCGAAGTGGTATAAAAGTGTACAATAGTGAATGGCCTTTAGAATGTCAGTTTCATTCTTACCATCTTTCTTGCCGAATCTTGAGAGATATTTGATTGCATTGGATCGGCAAAATGCTTCCGCATCTCCAATACCTTCAATTAGATCTAGGGTTTGTGTTCCCTTATCTCCAGTATAGTGTGAACCATATGTGCTTGCAATATAGTTCTTTGCTTTATCAAGCATTGTATGTTCATTATACTTGAAATACTTGAAATCGTCATCTACTGGTTTCCTATAGTGATTAAAGTGATGAGAATACATATCATCCATATCCGCCATATAATCACCATAATACGTTGAGTCAAAAGCTACCCCCATATCAGTTGAGACACCAACAGTAGGAAGGTCTGATGCGTCCCGAACAGGTTCATCAGGAACCTCTGGTGGCCATGGTGAGCCAGGTGTCCATTCAAACCCACCACTCTTTTCAATCCAATCAAGATCGCTATCTCTATTGTCCTCTACACCACTCCAAGGAATATCTTTATAATAATCACCTTGAATTACTTCCTTCTTATCGGATTTTGGTGTTCTACGAGTTACTGTCTTTCCGCCATCGGGAGACTCGTAGATGAATTTATCTTGTTCTTCTTTAGGCATTTTTTCTTTTTGTTTTTTAGCATCGGCATAAAATTCAGAACCTAGTCCACCAAAACTAGAAGTCACATGAATGACATCTGGGGAAGCAGGAGCAGGGTTTCCAGTAACACTGAAACCATCTTCTTCCCAAAAATCTTGATAGTCTTCTTTGGTTGCTTCTGAGACGTTCTTGGAGCTTTTCTTTTTCACGATTGGATAGTCCTCATCAAATGTACCGTTTAAGATTGAGCCTAATAGACTCCACGAATTAACCATATGTAAATAGAAAATCGTTTACAAGACTCTCTGCTTTTTCTTTACCGAATTTGCCAGAAAGATACCCACCTACAGGATCTAGTTTTCTCATGTATTTGTCAAAATCATGATAGGTTTTGTACATGAGATTCTGGCTGGGTTTCTTTGATTCTAACATATCTCTGTAAACAGTCAAGTACTTTTTAAACATATCTAAATGTTCGTCTACTTCTGCAAACGTACAATACCTGACATAGATGTTATCAGAAAAATGATTACCCATTTCAAAGAATCGATAATCTTGTTCTGCCTTGGGTAGACCCTGTACAGAGAAAGGACAGTTTTCTATAGGGTGTTGAAAGTCAAAAACAATAATGACTTTCTTTTCAAAAAATCCCATCAAATCCATACCGAAGCATGGTAGATTCTCACCAGTTCTAGGATAGATTATAGTGTTGTAGATACAGGATTTTTCATTCCAGATCTCAACTTCCCTAGACTTATTAATGTACCAATCTTTATCAGTTCCATACAACTTAGCGGTGAGAGAGGTTCCTTTCCCCTCCCACTCTGCCCAAGTTGAATGGTGGTACAGTTCTGGAAAGACCTCATACAGAAGGGACTTGTAGTTCTTCCATAGGTTCATCAGTTTTAGTTTCACCTCCAAAGTTTACATCAGCATCAACCTTGTCATAGAGATCAAGGAACGCTTGTTTTGTTTCATCATCAAAGCGGTTTACACATACTTCGATTGCCTTCTCTTTGTTCTTCCAGATAGCGTATGCCTTGACGATATGTACAAGACGACGTGTGGAAATAACTTCCTCAACACCACCATCAAAGAATGTCTTACGGATGATATCTCCCCAATCTACAAGTCTCTTGCAGAACTCTTTATCATCACATAGAAGATTTAAGATCTTCTCCTCTGTCTTTACTGAGGGATAGGATTGCTCGAAGGTAACTGGGAATCGCTCGAGGAAGGCTTCGTTGAGCACGTTAGTTCCAATAAATCTTCCGTCGTCTGAACCTTTACCCTTAGTATTTGCGGTGGCGAATACGTTGAATCCTGCGGAGGGTCTAACGAATCTGCCAATTTTCTTAAGGAAAACTCCATTTCCCTCAAGGATGCTCTGAAGGCAGAGAATTTTGTTAGAGGCAAGGTCGATTTCGTCAAGGAGCAATACAGCACCTCGCTCGAGGGCTTCAATGACTGGGCCATTGTGCCATACGGTTTCACCATTAACAAGGCGGAAACCACCAATAAGGTCATCTTCATCAGTTTCAACTGTAATGTTTACACGAATTAACTCACGACCTAGAGCAGCACATGCTTGCTCCACACCGAAAGT